CAGTCACCTGACTTATTCTTTAGAGATGGTCAAACAACATTATCAGGCAGACCTCACTACTTTACAATGTTAGGTACAGAATTTAAGTTTGCACCAGGTCCTGATACAAGCTACACAGTTCAAATTTTATATTATGCTCAACCTACATTTATCTCTAGCACAACTTCTAGTAACTTGTATTTAGCATACTATCCAGATGCTCTACTTTATGCAACTCTAGCAGAGGCAGAACCATATCTTATGAACGACCAAAGAATTGCTACATGGTCTGCTTTATACGATAGAGCAATTGCTAATATTAAGAAGAGTGATTTAGGTTCAACATATCCATACACAACATTAAGCGTAACACCAAGATAAAGGAAAAATCATGGCAGAAATGAGTAATTATTTAGAGAATGCACTTTTAAACGCTACTCTAAACGCAACAACATACACAGCACCAGCTAACATATACGTATCATTATGGACTTCAGACCCTACAGACGCAGGTAGTGGTACAGAAGTTAGTACATCTGGTACAAGCTACGCTAGAACAGCAGTATCATTTGCAACAGCATCTGGTACATCAGGTAACGTATTAAATGACGCTGATGTTACTTTCCCAACAGCAACAGCTTCATGGGGAACAGTAGGTTGGATTGGTATTAATGATGCAATTACAGGTGGTAATCTTTTATACCATACAGCTTTGGATACAGCTAAAGCTATTGACTCTGGCGATATATTTAAGATTTCAACAGGTAACCTTTCAGTTACATTAGCGTAAGGATAAATCATGGCTCTAGTCGTTAAAGATAGGGTAAGAGAAACCACTACGACCACAGGCACAGGCACAATTACATTAGGCGGTGCTGCTACAGGCTTTCAATCATTCTCTGTTATCGGTGATGCTAATACTACGTTCTATACTATTCAGTTATCTAATACAAATGAATGGGAAGTAGGTATAGGAACATACACGTTATCAGGCACTACTTTATCTAGAGACACTATATTAGAGTCTAGTAATGGTGGCACAGCAGTTAATTTTAGTGCAGGTTCTAAAGATGTATTTGTTACTTACCCTGCTGAAAAAGCAATCTATTTAGGTAATTTACCTACTAAAATGGTAGTGACTAAAAGAGACACTACTACTGCTGACGTTGCTTTAGCTAATGGCTTTTTACCTGTATTAAATAGAAGTGGCTCAACAATTAATGTTACAGTAAGTTAAGGAAAATTATGGCAACTCGTTATGGATTAGTGCTTAATGGCACAACAATACAAGAACTACAGTCAGGCGATACTATTATTGGCTTAACTTCTAGTACAGCACTTCAAAAAGGTGATGGCTCTACTGGAATTACTGCGGCTTCAGCAGGTACAGATTATGTAGCACCAGGCACAGCAACATCATTTACTGCTAAACAAACATTCTCAGGTACATCTAGTGCTATTGCATCTAAATTTACAAATGCTTTAGAATTAGTCACAGTATCAGCTACAGCAGCTACAGGCACTATTAATTATGATGTTACTACACAGTCAGTTTTATATTATACATCTAATGCTTCAGCTAACTGGACAGTAAACTTTAGAGCTTCTAGTGGAACATCTTTAGATACAGCTATGGCAACAGGTGAAGCTATTACAGTTGTATTCTTAGTCACACAAGGTGCAACAGCCTATTATAATAATGCAGTAACAATAGATGGTAGTTCAGTCACACCTAAATATCAAGGTGGCACAGCATGGACAGCAGGTAACGCTTCTAGTATAGATGCTTACTCATATACAATCGTTAAAACAGGTTCAGCAACTTTCACAGTATTTGCAGCCCAAACACAATTCAAATAGGAATTAGTTAATGTCATTATTGTCAAGACTAGCCGTTCAAGCAGCAAGAGCTTATGGTGTATTGTCATCTAAAAGCACAAATGTAGCTGCATCTTATCTTGTTGTAGCTGGTGGTGGTGGTAGCGGAAATACAGGCGGTTCATCTTATGCTACAGCAGGAGGTGGTGCAGGTGGCTATCAAACATCCACATTTACATTATCAACTGTTAATACATATACAGTTACAGTAGGTGGAGGTGGTGCTACATCAGCATCAGGTTCTAATTCAGTTATATCAGGAACAGGAATTACAACTGTTACATCTACAGGTGGTGGTTATGGTGGCGATAGTTCACAAGTAAATGGTGCAAATGGCGGTTCAGGTGGTGGCGGTGGTTCTGCTGGAACTAATGGAACTGGCGGTAATGGAACTTCAGGTCAAGGAAATAATGGCGGCACAGGAACAAGTAGTGGTAGTACATCAGCAGGTGGTGGAGGTGGTGCTAGTGCAGCAGGCACAAATGCTTCAGTTAGTAGCAGCCCTGTTCCTGGCACAGGTGTTGGTGGTAATGGCGGTAATGGTACAGCATCATCTATTTCAGGCTCATCAGTAACATACGCTGGTGGTGGTGGAGGTGGTGGAGGATATTCAGCAAATCCTGGAACTGGTGGTAGTGGAGGAACTGGAGGAGGTGGTGCAGGAAGTGGCTCTTCTTCAGGAACAGCAGGAACTGCTAATCTTGGTGGTGGTGGTGGAGGAGGTAGAGGAAATTTTACTGGAGTTTCAGGCGGTTCAGGCGTAGTCATCATATCTTACGCATCTGCTACACCTAAATTCACAGGTGGCACAGTTACTACTTCAGGTGGTAACCAAATACATACATTTACAGCTTCAGGTTCATTAGTTCCTGCTACAGCAGTTACAGCTAGTTATTTAGTAGTGGCTGGTGGAGGTTCAGGCGGTGAAGAAAGTTTTGCTTCTGGTGTAGGCGGTGGTGGAGGTGCTGGTGGTTTACTTACATCTACAGCAACACTTTACTATCCAGCAACTTATACTGTTACTGTTGGTGCTGGTGGAGCAGCAGTTACTGCGCCTGGTACAGTTGGTAACAATGGCTCTAATTCTGTATTATCAGGAACAGGTTTAATCACAGTTACCTCTACAGGTGGTGGTGGTGGAGGTGGTGGCTCTTCAACAGGAACAACTCAAGTTGGAAATGGTGGTTCTGGCGGTGGTGGTACAAATTCAACAGTATCTTCTGGCGGAACAGGAACTTCAGGTCAAGGTAACAATGGTGGAACAGCTTTTACAAGTGGCGGAACTGCATCAATTTCTGCTGGTGGTGGTGGTGGAGCAAGTGCAGTTGGCGGTAATGCTTCTAGCGGTGTGGGCGGAGCTGGAGGTGCTGGTACTGCATCAAGCATTAGCGGCTCATCAGTAACATACGCTGGAGGTGGCGGTGGCGCAAGTGGAACTACTGCTGGCGCTGGTGGTAGTGGCGGTGGTGGAGCAGGTGCTGTTTATAATGTAGGTTCTGGTACAAGTGGAACTGTAAACACAGGAGGCGGTGGTGGTGGAGCACAAAATGGTAGTGGTGGTACATCATCTGGAGCAGGTGGCTCTGGCACAGTTATCATCTCATACGCTGGCTCACAACAATTTACAGGCGGAACTGTAACATCATCAGGTGGAAACACAATACATACATTTACTTCAAGCGGAAGTTTAGCTCCTGCTTATGCTGTAGACTATTTAGTGGTTGCAGGTGGAGGTGGCGGTAATCAAGGTTCAGGCGGTGGTCCAGGAGGAGGTGGTGGTGCTGGTGGACTATTAACTTCATCTACATTTCTATTAATAGGTAATACATACACAGTTACTGTAGGCAGTGGTGGTGCAGGTTCTTCAGCAGGAAGTGCTGCGGCAGCAACAAGTGGTTCTAATTCAGTATTAAGTGGAACTGGAATTACAACACAAACTTCTGTAGGTGGTGGTGGTGCAGGAACAACTACAGGACAAAATGGTGGTTCAGGTGCTGGTGCTAATGCAAATTTTGGTGGGACAGGCGGAACAGGAACATCAGGACAAGGTAATAATGGTGGAACAGGAAATCCAGCACCTAATTATGCTGCTGGCGGTGGTGGTGGTGCAAGTGCTGTAGGAGCAAACGCATCAACAATAAATGGTGGTAACGGTGGTGCAGGCTCTGCTTCATCTATAACTGGTTCTTCAGTAACATACGCTGGAGGTGGCGGTGGTGGTGCTACCACAGGAACTGCTGGAAGTGGGGGTTCAGGTGGTGGCGGTAATGGTGCAGCTGGAATATCTGGAGCTTTAACAGGTGGAAATGGAACTGTTAACACAGGTGGCGGTGGCGGTGGTATTGGTGGTGCTGGCGGAGCAGGTTCAGGAACAGGTGGCTCTGGTGGTTCAGGTGTAGTAATATTATCAGTTCCTACTACCAAATATACAGGAACAACTACAGGAAGCCCAACTGTTACAACAAGTGGTGCAAACACTATAATTAAATTTACTGCTTCAGGAACTTACACAGCTTAACAACAAAAGGAATAGAAATGGCACATTTTGCTAAATTAGAAAATAACATAGTTACACAAGTAATTGTGGTAGCTAACCAAGACATCTTAGATGAACATGGTCAAGAGTCAGAACAAAAAGGAATAGACTTTTGCTCTAATCTTTTAGGTGGCACTTGGAAACAAACATCTTATAACGGCAATATTCGTAAGAATTATGCT